CTTATCAGCACCAACAGCGCCATAGCCAAGATTCGGCGTCACGTCGATACTGCCGATCTTCACGTTCTTGTAGTCCTCAAGCCCGCTCAGGCCGATGCCGTCTGGGTTGTTGTGCAGGTACACCGCCAGCACGACCTGTGCGTACTGAATCTGCTGCGGGATCTCTGTGTCGGTGAAATAGTCAGTCGTAATGCGAAACGGAAAGCCGACAGCGTAGGTATTGATGTAAGTATCAGGCTTGCGCACGCCAGTACGCGGCCACTGGAGCGCCTGCGTATCCGTAGCACGGGCACCAAGGAACCGCTCGCGGTCCAACCGTTGCGTCGCGGTAAACAGTGCGCGGTTTTTTTGGTCAGTCGTTGCCGATGCCCATGCAGTTACATCAGCATCCTCGACAAAGCCATCAATGATGGCCTGCGCATCAGCCAGCGTCAGGTAGCTGTTGGCGTTTGCGCCGCCCACTGTTGCGTCGATTACTACTGCCATCAGCCTGTACCTCTGCGGTCAGTTTAGGTGGCTCTGGCATAGAAATAGAGGCCACCTCCGAAGAGGCAGCCTCAGTTTCACGCAGTCGCCTGAAAGCGAACAGACCCATAATCAGTGGACCGCAGCACCCATGCTGTACAGGGTGATGGCAGGTGTGCCGATAGCGGTAACGCGGCCGATGAACTGCTTGGTGTTGGTAGCAGCAATCGTATTCGTGTTATCGGTGGCGAGGGTCACACCCGAGCCGCCCACAATGGTGATTGCGTGGGTAGCAGCAGCTTCATTGCGAACAAAGATGCTGAAGCTAGTCCCAACACGCACACCGCTGCCCAGTTCAGCAACAATGGCCGCCGCCGAAGCAGTGGTCAGGTCACGAGCAGCACTAGGGGTCATGGTCACCAAACTGTTCACCGATTGCTCGGCGGTTAGCGTGGTGGCCTCATCACCAGCGGCAACCAGCACGAGGCTGGCATTAGAGCGGCCAAATACCGGCTCTTCCAGTTCAAAGATAGAAGCCATGATCAGTTACCTCAATCCATGTTGGACAGGTTAGTGGCGCGCACGATGCCGAGATTCTTCAGCTCGTACACCTTCGACCAGTTGCCAACCGTTTCGAGCTGAACGCGAGTCGGGTTAGCGGTGGTCACTGCCCATTTGGCACCAACAGGGTGGTAGCAGTAGTGCAGGTCAATCGACATGGCATCACTCTTGGCGAGGATGTCACGATCGGTTTCAGTCTGCATCGCCATCTCACCGGAGGCAACAGCGCCTGCGGTGAAGAAGTAAGTGGCATACTCGGTGTTGGCACCACTTTCAGCAGTTTGCACGTCATCAGAAACGATCACGCGCAGACCCATGAAGGTAGGAACTGCAACCGAACCGAAGGCAGTAGCGGTCGAACCTTGCGATGCAGCAGTATCGGCGGCACCGGTGTTGTCGTAGATGTAGTCGATCGCCTTGCGCTCAACAAGGTCGTAATAGACCTTGCTGTGGCAGCACATGGCGGTCAGCTTGTCACCTTGATCACCCAGCAGTGCGCGAGCCTCTGCAACGTGGCGGGGGCTAAGCACCGAAGGGCTATCGCCAGAACCACCGTCGATGGTCAGGTCGAAGAAGGCAGCAGAGCCGCTGGTGGTGTTGACAGAGCCAAACACACCGCCAAGGCAGGACAGCAGGTCCTTCTGGCGCTGGTTAGCGACATAGTCAGCGATCTTGGCGCCAATGGCAGCCATGGGGTCGGCACCAGCAGCCAGAGCAGCCAGGTCACGAGCCTCAAAGGCACGGCCACGATGCAGGATCACACCGACTTGCTTGTCAGCAGTGATTTTGCCAGGCGTCAGCGAAGAGCTGTCAGACAGCACCTCGAAGTCACCAGACAGGTTGGCCTTCCAGAAAGGCACATTGATAAAATCACCACCCTCAGAAGCATTCAGTTCCGCCAGAGGCTGCACCACACCGGAAGCCAGAAAGGCATCACGCTGGGTTGTCTGCTCAAGGACGTAGGGGGTGAATACTTCTGGAATGATGATGTCAGAGCGAAGAGTCGCCATGAGTCATCCTCAGAATTGGTTTACGGTGTGGGCGCAGCCCTATAGCACCAGCGCAGCCGGTTGCAGATAGCTTAACGTCCTGCAGCTGCTTTTAGACGATCGTACAAATCACGATCTGTGCGGAATAACCGCGCTTGTTCGGTCAGGTTGAATGAATCACGACTGAACGGGTTGCTTATGCCAGCTGGAATGCCGCCAGTGCTGGCACCAGCAGATGGCGCACCACTACCTTGCGGCTTGGGTTGCTTCTGCATCCATGCTGGTAGCGTCTTAGCCCATTCGTTGACTGGTGTGCGCTGATAGCCATCAACGACCACAACGGTGCCATCAGGTTCGCGTTCGATCCTGTCTGCTGGCAGCTTGGTCTTGAGCACCATGTCAGGGTCATGCACCAGATCAGCTAATGCGGTGACTGCTGGTGTGATCAGCTCAAGTTCACGGACGCGGGCTTCAAGGTCAGCAATGCGCTTGTCCTTTTCCGCCGTCGCCTCACGGTACTGCTGCTCCAAAGCCTGTCGGGCTTCTTGATATTTGCCTTGGGATTCGAGCTGCTGCTGTTCGTAGTTGCGTTTGAACTCAAGCAGTTCTTCGACATTGACCCCATCAGGCAGCTTGGATTTCTTGGCGCTACGCAATTCAGCGATCAGCTCTTGATTTTTGCGTTCAAGTGCCTCGACGCTGCGCTGCAGTGCCTCGGTGTTGTCACCCCCGGTAGCCGCAGGCTCCTGGGTTTGGTTTTCGTCAGACATGGATAAGCCGCAGGCTTAATTACGTCACCACTTTACCTTGTCTGCCCAGTAGGCAGGAGACATCTTGCCGCGTGCGATATTGCTTGCGTGCCGTGCCTTGAATGATGCCCGTCTTGCCTTGTCCGCTGCTGATTCACCTTTGCGTGCTGGACTACCGCTGACACCCTGCTGACCAAACCTAATCAGTTTGACGGTATCGCCTTCTTTGGCGAGCACCGCGTGAGATTTGGTTGGATGCTTCGGCGTCCGCTTTGGCTTGTTATAGCCTTCAAATTGCTCGCCGCGATAGGTGATCATCGTCTTGGCGCTGGCTTCAGCTCGGAGCGTTTCTTGATGACCGCATTGCCGGTTGACTCGGATTTGATCCGCACGATCGGATCATTTTGGCTGCCGACGCGAGTGATGCTACCACCGCCTTGCGTGGGTATGGTTGCACGCTCGCCGCCGATGCTGGTGATCACGCCAAAGGTACGAGTGCCTTGGTAATTCCAGCTAACACGGTCGCCGCGTTTCACTTTTTCTTGCCTCCCTTCTTAGGCATCGGCTTTTGAGGCTTGGCAGGTCCGGTGTACTTAGGCATGGTCTTAGCGCTTGGGTTTACGTTTGCGGCTTTTGCCGGCTTTTGCGTACGCGATTGCTGCCGCCTGAGCTGGGCTTTTGCCCGCCTTGATCTCCCGCCGGATGTTTTCCGAGATCACATCCTGCGACTTGCCCCGCTTCAGTGGCATCAGCAGCAATCATCAAGCCAGTTCTATCGTACCAACCCCTGGTGCCGTCTGGATGCTGGATCAGGCGTGCATCAATGACCGCTTCACCTGCCATGCAATCCATGAACTCAGATGCCTTGCGGCCATCGGCGTAGGTGTATTTAAGTTCAGGGCTTGCCATAGCGTGCTCGGAGTTGATCCAAGGTTAGCTCTGAGCCATCTTTGCTGACCAGCTTGGCGATGGCAGCATTAGGTCCATACTTCTCTGACAGCAGGCGGAAGTAGGAAACCTTTCTGGCCCCTAATGCTTCAGCTTGGCGGCGCAGCAAATCAGCATCTGTTTCGCCTTGCTGCTTCTTGGCCAGCCATTGCCCGTAGGATTGATTGGCAGGCACCTGTCCAAGCGCACTGGCACGGGTGCCTGTTGGTGGCGGGGTGAAGCCCAGGTCGTCGTAGTCGATCACCGGCACTGTCGTTGAGCGGCAGTTGAAATGCTGCGGCGGAGTTGGTCCTTTGCCGTATTCAAACTCTTGACCATCCAATGCACGGCAAATGCTGCTGGTGCGGGTATCCAATGTGGCCACATAGCGATACTTTTTCGTAATGTCTTGATTTGCTTCATACACCTGCTGGCTGGCGGTATTGGCAACTTGGTTCACGCTAGTGCGGACCAATGCCATGACTTGATTGTTGGCTACAGCAGTGGACTGCCCGCCTGCTGCGATTAACTGCCGGACGGTCTTGGCCTCTTCGCCAAACTGCAATCTGCCGATCAATCGCCTAGCGATCTCAGGTGTTGGCTCACCGGTAAGGAGTCCTTGCCTAACTACTTGACTGAACCGCTCAGCTTGATCAACCGCGACGCCACGAAATGCCTTGGTGATGACCTCGCCATTGGGCAGGGTGATGGTGGCACCTTTGGCAGCGGTGAGGCTGAATGTCTGCGGTGCACCTTGCACTGCTGCGAATAGGTCATCGCTCAGCGCCACCACATTGATCTGCGTCGGGTCAGTCGTGACCACCGACTGTGCAAATTGCGGGCTGATCTCTACAGTGCGCACTGCATCACGAGCACCAGCAGGTAGCGCACGCGCTAACTGATCGGTGACAAACTCCGACTGCAGCTGCGCGAGGCCCTGCAGCTCCAGTGCCGTCAGCTCGGTTGCATCACCAGCCCAGGTGCCGAGGCTGTCCTTCAGCTGCGCCAGGATCGCCCGCAGCCGCGCGGCCTTCACTGGTGCGGATGCCTCATCGATCACGCGCAGCTGGTTCACGGCATCAATGATGATGTCGTTATAGGCATTGATGATCCTCCTAGCAACGCTATTGCTGTAACGGTTCAGGTCAATGGCATTGCGATATAGCGCTTCTGGTGTGCTCATGAGATGAGGCCAAGCTGGTCTGGCCGATACTGCGACTTGATGCTTACATCAGCACCACGAGCAATCGCACCACTGATGGCCGCGACAAATGCGTCATAGCCGTTCTGGCCATCTTCCATGATGACCATTTCATCTACCTCATCGGCCTTGCCGCCCTTGTAGTATTTCATGCGTACCACGGCAAGCACCTGATTAGGCAGCTTGCACATGGTGTAATCAATCCCCTGACGCCTCGGCTTCTTCGGCTCCACCACGACCATCACCGCTATCAGCCAGTCTGTCAGCCGGTCCAGTAGCTGGTAGATCCATGCCCGCATTGGAGGTTGCCTCAAGTTCTTCGTCTACATCAAAATTATCGCCAAGGACATCGCCTTCGGCCAGTTCACGCAGCAGCGTCTCTTGGCTGATGGTGCCAGCGGTGTAGAGCTGTAGCAGTGCTTGGATGTCTTGCGGCTCAAGGCGTGCACCAAGGAAGTCGCGGTTGACGTAGCTACTGCCGGCAGCGGTGGCATTGCCGAGGTATTGCGCGTGCCATTGCAGGCAGTTGTCGATCATGTCCTGCATGTTTTGCGCGATCACCATCATGGTGCTGTCGCCTTGACTGCGGTCGATGCGCTTGGATTCAGCCGTCTCGGCGCTTAGTTTCTGTCCTAGCACTGCCGATAGGCCAAGCTCATTGATCTGCTGCTCCAGCTGCTCCAGCCGCTTAAACTGCGCCTCAAAGCTTTTGCCTTGCGGTTCGATGTACTCGGCACGGCCTTCAGCCGGAAATGCAATCGCTTCGCCAGGGCCAGCTGATACCTCTTCAGCAGCAGATCCAAATCCATAAAACGCCAACATCGGCACTGCCGAGATGTGCAGTTGGTTGTCGAGATCCGACTGCACCTGATAGGTCTTCAGGTTCAGCTCTGCGATGTCCTCAAGTGGTGGCCGTGACTCCATGAAGCCATGACGCTGCGCATAGGCGATGCTGAATGGGATCTCACTAAGGCTGGTGCGGCCTTCATCGACGACGGTGTATTCGCCGCTGTCATTTTTGCGATAGATGCGGTATTCACCTGGCGTTAGCACCCGCACCTGCTCAACGGCTTTTTCGCCAAACTCACCATCAGGCACGGTGACCACCTCTGACAGCCGCAGTTGCGTCAGGATCTGTTTGCCTTCTTGCTGCTCAGTGCGCCAGCCAAGGATTTGCCGTGGCGTGTAGGTCACCCAATAAGGTCTACCCCCATCAGCAGGTGCATCCACCAAAGTACCAATGTGGCCATAGCGGACCATCTTGCGGGCTGCTTCATAGGTCCAGACATTGAGGTCATTGCCTTGCAGGTCTACATCAAACAACTGCTCGCGGATGACATCAGCAGTGTCATCGAGCCGTACCGGTTTGCGGGTGAGCATACCAGCCAGCATCCGTTCAAGGCGGATGTAATAGGGCGGGCAGACGCTACGCGCTAGGCGATTGTCGTAGGACTCATCCAGCTCGCGTGGTTCCTGCGGCAGGTAGCGGCGATGCTTCTTGCGCATCCCGTAGGTGCCCTGCAGCAGGTCTTCAATCAATACCCAATGCGGCTCCTGCGCATACCAACACGTATTAGGGTCACTGACTTTGGTGACGGTGCGCTGCGCTAGCGGCCTGTCGTAGAAGTTGTAGCCGGTGTACATAATCAATACAGGCGGATACCAGTGCCGCGTCCAGCGCCAGCGTGTAGTGGGTTGAACTCACGCCACACGACATAGCCTAATGCGTCATTCATGTGGTCAAAGCCGGCATCCTTGTCCGGTTCACCCTTGTCGGTGTAGCTTTGCAGCTCTAGGCACTCGATCAGCCGTTTGCAGCTGGCGTGGATCTGCAGCCGAACCTGGCCCTTGCCATTCTCCAGCAGCGCTTGGACGGCAGCGATCCGATCACGCACCGGTGGGTTGGCCTTCGGTGACTGGTTGCTGATGCCGTAGGACTCCAGGATCTGGATGTCGGTCTGGGTTGCATTGGTGCTGCGGTTGCCGCCACTGGCATCGGGATAGCCGTAGATGCGTCGATCTGGGTAACGCCGCAGCAACTCTTGACCGATCGCGTCGGTGTCATGCGCGCCTGAGATCTCATCGATCACCAGCAGGCTGCTGCTCTGCCGAATGGCGATCACGGCAGACATGTTGCTTACGTTGAAGTCGAGGCCCACCCTGAGCGGTTCGCGGTCGAAGCCCGGCAGGTCGGTGATCACGTGCTTAGCCCGGTCGAAGCGGTCATACACCTGCCCGGTGGTCAGGTTGACGAACTCACCGTCGAGGTATGCCCGCAGCAGGCTTGGGTCGTAGTTGGCCTCAAGCCGCTCGATGAAGTCCGGCGGCAGGTGGGGGTTGTCTGCCGTACGCATCTTGATGAGATGCCGGTCGCTGCGTTGCTTTGCTTCGTCACTGCCAAACGTGTTCCACATCCACCTGAACCCCTCAGGCGTTGATGCAGCACCGAATTGCCGAACGTTGCCAGAGCGCAAGCGGCCAAGAATCTTTGGAAATGCCTTGTTGGCTATCGATGGAGTCACGGTGTCGATCTCATCTGCCAACACCCAGGCGAGGTTGAGGCCGATGATCCGCGACCAGTTCTCGAAGCTGCGGCAAAGGATCTTGGTGTCACCACCTGGCAGGTGCAGCATGTACTCCGGCAGCGGTGAAGCGCGGAAGGTGTACGGAATGCTGTACGCCTCTAGGAAGTCGTCGAAGTCGTTTTGCCAGATGTCGCGGATCAGTGGCCCGGTTGGTTCCATGACGCAACCGATGAAGCCTTGGTTAGCAGCAGCGAGGGTGACAGCTTTTGCGGCTAACGCTCGGGTTTTGCCAGCGCCGTAGCCCGCACTGATGCCAAGGATCTGCGTGCTGCTGTCATCAACAAATGCAAGCTGGCCGGGGTGCAGGTCGCTTCTGATGCGCGCTAGCAAGCTGTCAACATCCGTCAGCTCGCCGCCGTGGTTGAGCTGCATCAGCACATGCCCTTCACGGGCTGCTGCAAGAATGCTCACGAGCAGAGCTGCGCCAATTTGGCTGCGGTGTTAATGGCACCAAGTGCAATGTGATACTGCCCAGCGCGGCGTGCCTCCATCTGCAACGTGCTGCACTGGCTTAGCAGATCAGCCACCATCTGCGGGCGTTCAATGTCCCAATCGGCCTTGAGCTGGTCCCGCGCCATTGCGAGGTATTTATCGCAAGACCGCTCGCCAACCCCCCAATTTTCGGCAGCATAGCGAACACAGTCAGACCTGCGCCCACCGCTTGCAATGATGCGTGCAAAACGTTGAGCGCGTAACTGAGTTTCTGCTTGTGTGCCTTTGGGGGCGGCCATTAGAACGCCTCCTTGCTTTCCTCAAGAATAGCCTTCTTGCCTGTGAAATCTTCCCACCGCTTGACGATGACGTCGCAGTAGGCGGGGTCGAGTTCCATGAGGCGTGCGTGACGACCAGATTTCTGAGCGGCGATCAGTGTTGTGCCTGAACCGCCAAAGAGATCAAGAACAATTTTGCCTTGAGCGGTCGTGACGCGAAGAGCTGGCTCAATGATGTCAACAGGCTTGACGGTTGGATGAAGCTCTTTGAGTTCAAGCTCTTTGGGCACTCGCCAAACATTAGAAAGTCCTGCCTGCTCTTTTTTATCTGACTGGTTGCCCCAATGCCAACAGAGTTCGTGTTGAGGCTGAAAGCGAAAGAAGGCTGATGCCTTGCGAACCCGATCCCAGACGCAGAGTGCAGATGGCTCTCCCCATGCTGCTGCCATTTGCTTGATCTGTTCTAAACGATCCCATTTGCAAAACACCATTTTGGTGCTGTCCTGCTCAAGGTATGCAGGAATGAGGTTGAAGACATCTTCGAGCCAGTTAATTTCTTTGTCGTTAGCGATGAAGGAAACACGCTTAACGAGCCCTTTGCCAGGTATGCGCTCAGAAGCCTTTTTAGGCTCCAAGCCTCCAACGTTGTCGCCGTATGGAGGATCAATGAAAAAGGTCTGAGCCTTTTTGCCATCCATGAGGCGTTCGACGTGCTGGATGTTGGTGCTGTCGCCACAGAGGAGGCGGTGGTTACCGAGGATCCAGAGGTCACCTGGCTTGGTGATCGGATCTTCTGGTGGTTCTGGAACGTCGTCGGGGTCGGTGTTGCCTTCTGCTGGTAGCTGCTCAACTTCACCAATGATTTCAGCGAGATCTTCCTGCTCAAACCATGGCGCGATGTTGTGCTCTTCACTGAGCTGCTGCAGCATTTGAGCATCCCAGTCGGACAGGTCGCTGGTGCGGTTGTCCGCTAAGGCGAGGCCGACTTTTTCGTCTTCGGATAGGCCAGTGCGTTTGACGGCAATGATCTCGGTGCCATCGGTTTCGATGACGCGGACATTTTGGATTCCTGCGGCTTTAGCGCCCTCGATGGTGCCATTGCCCGCAAGGATACGGTTCTCTTCGTCGATGACGATGCTGCGGGCAGCACCGTAACGGTGCAGCGATTCAGCGATGAGTTTGGCAGAGCGATCTGTACGCTTGCGGGCGTTTTTATGATCGGATTTGAGATCCTTGATGGATGTCATTCTCTGATTTGTACTGGCATGATGAGGTAGGTCATACCAGATTCATCTGCTGGTTGCAATATTACAGGTGCTGTGGCAGCGTTAGCTGACAGGGTAACGGTATCAGCACTGCGCATGGCTTTGAGCCCATCGAGCAGGTAGTGGACGTTGAATGCCCAGCTGCCTTTAGCGGTGCCTTCGTAAGCGATGGACTCGGTGCCGTTGTTGGCATCAGCTTCGGCGGTGATAACCAGATGCTTGCCAGCGGTAAGTTTGGCGACCTCCGCGATGATGGCAACACGCTCCAGAGCACGGACTAGCCGGTGACGGTCAAGCTCCATGGTGTGCTTGAACTCAGCCGGTATGAGCTTGGCCACGTCTGGGTAGGTGCCATCAAGGATGCGGCTGTAGATGGTGATGCCATCACCGGCATCGATGACGGCTTGACCGGTAGCTGCGGCGATGCCGACGGTGCGGTCTTGGAGCAGCTTGGCGGTGACTGATGGTAACACCAGGTCAATGCCTTTGGGAAGTTCCATCGGCGCACGCATGAGGCGATGACCATCGGTGGCTTCCATGTGGCCAGTGCCGAGGTGGATGCCGGTGAGCAGCTGCTTGGAGGCATCGGAGCTAGCGGCGACCATACAGGCACGGATGCCGGTGGTGAGATCCAGCTCAGCGCTAGGAGCCTCTACAACAGGCATTGCAGGGTAATCGGCTGCATCACACGCGGCAAGGCCATAAGAGCCACTGGCGGCGCTCAGAGCGCCATCTGAGAGCGTGATGGGCTCGCCATCATCCATGCGACTGACGATGCCGGCCAGCAGGCGATAGGGCAATGCCACAGCGCCATCGGTGTCAACTGCTGCTGGGCATGTGACGGTGATACCGAGGTCGAGGTTGAAGCCGGTGACGGTCATGGTGCCGCCGGCAGCGGTGATGAGGCAGCAGTCAAGGATGGGATGGCTACTGCGGACACCAACAGCTGGCGCAATGGTGCGCAGTGCGTGGTCAAGATCAGATTGACAGGTGATCAGTTTCATTAGTTGCGGTTTGGAGAGCAGTGATTATGCAAAAGCAATCGGCAGCGATTGATGCAGCATCATCAGCGCTGATGGTGTCACCAGCATCGATGGCGTTATCCGCAATGGCGTGTGCGTAGGCAAGCGCCTGGGCAATGGTGTCATGCAGCCGTGTAACGACTGCTGATTGAACGGATGACATATGCGACGAGAGTTTCAACTTGCGTACGGCTGAGGTCGCCGCGCATGAACGCAGCGGCACCAGCCACCAGCCGATGGTACTCCACCGTGGTCAGCCTTGCAACGGCTCGATCACGGATGAGCTGTGCGCGGCTGATGCCAGAGGCTGCTGCCTGGTGATCCAAAGCGGCGAGGTCATCAGGCTGAAAACGGACTTTGATCTCGATCATGGGGGTTTTTGAGGTTGGACGAGGTTAGACGCCTTGCTGTGACTGGGTTTGTCCGACCGTCTAACCAACCTAACCTCTTAAAGAAAGTAAGTAAATAGAGGGGTAGGGGGGGGGTACGG